TGACATCGAGCCCAGCCTCCCGTGGGCTGATGATCACTTCGAAGAGCGGGTCAGTAGAAAGCCTTTAAATCCTCCTCCAAGTGAGGAGTGGTGGCCATATGCTCCTAAAGGCAATGCAAGATTCAAGAATGAAGCTGGCATTTTCAGCCACACCTATCCTGAAAGATACTGGCCTCGATTTGCTGGAGAAAATCTTAACAAGGGAATACGCTTCCCATATGGCGACCTAGATGACCTCGTGGCACTTCTGCTGGCCGACCCACAGACCCGACAAGCGTACCTTCCGGTGTGGTTTCCCGAGGATCTTGGTGCACCTATAAACGAGCGTAAACCGTGTAGCTTGGGTTATCAATTCATTATGAGGGAGAACAAGCTTCATGTGGTTTATGGCATCCGAAGCTGCGATTTTTATAGACATCTCAGGAATGACATCTATCTCACGGTCAGACTACAACACTGGGTTCTTGACGAATTGAGGAATAAAGATGTCAACTGGAATCTGGTAAAACCCGGCAGCTTCACGATGCACATTACTAGTCTACATCTTTTTAGAAATGATTATTACATGGGAAAGGGGATTGATGGACATCTGTAAGAGGTGTAAAACTCCGATAGGTTTATTGCCGCCAGTAGATGAGGCCTGCTGGAGCTGTTGGGCTGGGTGGCCTCTTAAAGGACAAAGAAATGAGAATATCCAGACAAGAACAAATGCTTCGAGTAAGCAGAACGATGGGCGAACGAGGAACCTGTCCCAGGGCCCGGGTAGGTTGCGTAATAGAACGTGATGGCAGAATACTCTCGACAGGTTACAATGGCTCACTTCCGGGTGAAGTTCATTGCGATGATGTTGGATGTAAAATGGAAAATGGTCATTGCGTTAGAACGATACATGCTGAGGCTAACGCTATCTGCTTCGCTGCTAAGTACGGCATTACTTTGCAAGGTGCTACACTTTACACCACCGGTTGGCATAGTGGCAGTTGTCCTCGGTGTGTGCTTCTTGCTATGGCAGCTGGAATCAAGTGTATAATGATCGAGGGTGAAGATGGCAGTTGTGTACAGCAAGTTCCCTGAGGAAATATTCGATCCTGAAAAGCCGGTTGAAGTGGACTTAGAGACTAATGGTCTAAGTCCATTTCGTCCAGATGCTAAGATCTGGTGCATGGCGTTGGCTCAGGACCCACAGGTGATTTACTGGGTCAGAATCCGTAAAGATGATTATCCTAAATACGTCAAGTTCTTTCAAACCTATAAGATCATATGCCGCCGAGGAACTTTCGAAGGCATGTGGATTAAAACGATCTTCGGTATTCAGCCAAGACTCTACTTTGATACAAAGGTTGGATCTTATTTAATTAACGAAAATGAAGACTCTGGACTCAAAGCCGAGGCAGTAGAGATACTTGGAGTGCCATACTGGGATGATGTTGATGAGTTTAAAAAGATCACTGATTGGCCAAGGCTCAAAAGATACAATAGTCGAGATGTGATGTATGATCTACGACTCTATAAAGAAAGACATCTTCCATTCCTAAAGAAAAATCCAAGAGTAGCCAAGCTTGCCAAATTCATCCTGATGCCGGCTATCGAAACATTCACTAAGGTGATATGTGATGGCTTTCATATAGATGAGGAAATGGCATATGAAAAGCTTGGAGTATGCTATCAAAAGTTAGAAGAATATAATGGACGAATTGACACCTACGCTGGAAGACATATCAACCCGGGTTCTCCTAAGCAAATGAATAAGTTGCTTTATGAAGACCTTGGTTTGAAGTGTCCAGTTAAGACCAAGAAAGGATCGAATAGTTCTGCTGAGGCTGCTCTAATCAGGTTGTTGGGTAAACACGCGATTATCGACGACATCATGGAGTGGAGGAAGTGGAAGAAATATGAATCAACGTATCTTGGTCCTTGGATTAGAAGCGGTCCTATTCTACACGCTAATTATGGTTTCACAGCAACTGATACTGGCCGTCTTAACTCTACAATGGTTAAAAACTCGCGTAAAGAGAAGAAATGCGGAGCAACTCTACACCAGTGTCCTCGTGATCCTTTTATTAGGAATCTTATTTCGCCTCGCGATCCTGAGTGGGTCATTGTTGCTGCTGACCTTTCACAGATAGAATTGAGACTTGTGGCTCATTGTGCTAATGAACCTACTATGATCAGGATCTTTAATGATCCAGACGGTGACATTCATTACGCCACAGCCAGTACATTAACGACTGGAGATATTGACAAGGAAACTAGAAAGAAAGCTAAGGCAGTTAACTTCGGATTTGTGTATGGGATGTTTGCTAAAAAGTTCGTTGCATACGCCAAGGAGAAGTTCGGTCTGAATCTTGATATCCATCAGGGGGAAAGATACCGTGAAGCTTTCTTTGATAAGTACAATGCCCTTCCCATGTGGCATTCACGTGTCGAAAGGCAGGTTGCTAATCTGGGCTGGATCGATTCTGTTTTTGGTCGGCGTAGACATCTGCCTGGGGCTATGTACGATTCGGGATTGGATGACTGGCAAAGGAGGGAGTCGGTCAGGCAGGGCATTAATTCTCCCATCCAGTCAGCTGGTTCTGACCTTAATCTGTTTATCTCTAATCTTCTATGTTCTGATCGACTGAAGTGGCCCTTCAAAATTGATCCAAACAAATGCTTTATGGTTGGATCAGCACATGATTCACAGATCTTTGAAGTACATCGCGATTATGTACAGACTCTCAAGGAAGGTATAAAATACACGATGGAGAATCTGCCAATGGCTGAGTACTTCGGATTTGAGTTTAAGATTCCTATCCTGATGGACGTGAATGCGTACGAGAGCCATTGGGAAGGTGAACCGTTTCTTCCCGAAAGGAGAATCAAGCCGTGATTATTCTTGGAGCATCCGGTGGGGCCTTCATAGTTGTTTTAGAGCCCAACGACATCAAGATAATGAAGTCTGGAACTAATCTTCCAACACCGCTGGGCATCGGAGTTGGATACACACCTGATGGTCAATTCGTTGTTGAACAACTCAAAATCTTTATGGATCAGAATGGTGGTGCCGTATCTGGTGAAAAAATTGATGAGATCATTAAGGAATCTCAGGGTAGAGAAGAAGTTATAAGGGAGAACGTATCTCCCAGCAGCAATTTCCGCAATAACCTGAAGGCTATGCTTGGAGGAGAGCCCAGTGAAGGTTAAAGGCATCTCATTCTCTAGTGACAAGAAACTTGCTAGATGTGAGCAAATGTACAGTTACCGGTACGAGGAAAAGATTGAGCCCAAGACCAAAAAAGTCGGTCTCTTTAGAGGAGATCTAGGGCATCAGCTGGTACAAGCTCACTACACACGTCCAGGACCTGGCTGGAAGGCTAAGTTCGAGGAACTGAAGGCCGAGCGTTGGGATAAGCTGTTTGATGAGGAAAAAGAAGAGTATGGCATGGATTTCATGGAGACTCTCTATGACCTCATGGAGCATTACGAGTCCCACTGGGCTGAGAGTGAAAAACACTGGAATGTGATCGGCGTTGAACAGGAATACTCCATCAATACGAAGCATGGTTGGCCTGTGAGATGGAAAGCTGATCTACTTGTGGAAGACGTATTGAAGGTTTCAACAGCCAGAAGGATTAGAGGTCATGAGCAGAAGCGTGTTATCTTGGTTGAGCACAAGTTTAAAAAGGCCATTCCAACGCCTGAGGAACGCATTCTACAGCCACAGGTACATAGTTATGCTTGGCTTCTCTCGAAGAAAGGAATAATCGTTGATACTATTCTCTGGGATTACATACGGACTGAGCCTGTTCCTAGACCTCGCATTAATCTGGATGGTAATCTTTCTATACGGAAGATCAACACAGATCAGCGAGGATACCTCAAATCACTCAGAGAAGCCGGTATTGAGCCGAAGAATCCGGATGAAGCCATAGCCCTCCAAAACAAGCTCGATAGTCTCCCACAGACCCTGTCGCTAGAACGTGTGCAGAATTCTGTGCAAATGAAGTTGGGCGAGAATTTTGTACGTGATTGGGTTGAAAGAGCTATAAGAGCTGAGAAGACTGTACGTCCTCTCCGGAATTGGGGCTATAACTGCAAGTTCGACTGTGATTATTACAACTTGTGCCAATGTGATATGAGGGGCGATACCGATCGACGACTCATCATACTTAATCAGTATCAACCAAAAGCTAAGAGGGAGGCGGCAAATTGATTCAGCAAGACTTTTGGAATTTGGTAAGAACTCATCTCGATGAATCGAAAGAAAACTTGGTGACATCAGTTCTCGATGACATCATGTTCTGGGAAGGTGCTGGAGGATCAACAAATCATCACAACTATAGAGGTGGTTTGGCAGAACACACCTATGAGGTAGCTATAAACGCTTTGTCGATGACCGACGAGGCATCGGAAAAAAGTGACCTGCTGGTGGCAGCGATTTTCCACGACTACGGTAAGATCTACGATTACTCGATAGACCCTGTCGGAGTAATATCTGACGCCCCGTTCAAGAAGGAAATCGGGCACCTTGTGTGGGGTTATCGCTTCTTCGCTAACACAGCAGAAAGAATGGGTTTCCCACAGGAATGGATTGACAAGATCAGCCATGTTCTTTTGGCTCATCATGGAAGGAGAGAATGGGGAGCTGCCGTTGAGCCTCGGAGCAAGTTAGCCTTCATTCTACACTCTGCCGACATGCTGTCTGTGCAGAATTTCAAAAAGAGGAAATGATGGAAGAACCAACTTTTACACTACGTGCTCAAGACAGGTCAGCCGCCGCGGTTCTCAGGTTGTGGATTGTTCTCAATAGTGATGCCCCACCAGAAAAGCTTCAGTCGGCTAAGGAAGTACTTAATGCCTTTCTTGAGTGGCCCATCAAGAAAAAACCTGACTAAACTTACCCTTGACAAAAGAGTGCAAATGGTTTAATGTCAATAACATAGCACAGGGAGACAAAATGAGCGAAGTATTGGAGTTTTCTGATCCCGGTTCGTACTCCAAGGATCTGCCAATACACATGGCGGTGTATGCCAAGAACGGAATCGGCAAGACAACGTTTGCTGGAAATGCCGCCAAAGACGGAATGAACGTAACTTTGATCGACTGTAGTGATTCAGGGGCTGTTACTCTTAGGAATCATCCTAAAGACAAGCTCAGAATCATTAGAGCCAGCAAAATCACACGGTATCTTGACATCGTTGAACAGGTCACTCGAGAACAAGACAAAGTTGATCTTCTCGTAGTTGATACACTTACAGGTTTACAATCACTTGCCCTCAGAGAAGTTAAAGGTAAGCGTAGTTTTGAAATGAATCAACGAAAATGGGGGCTAGTGGCTGCTAGAGTTATAGAATGTATAGCTGAAACTAGAAACTTTCCTAAAGATGTTTTATACCTTGTACAAGAGAAGAAGTCAAGCGGTGAAGACGAAGCTGATGACTCAATATCTACGGCTGTTACTCCTAGTGTCCGAAACTATCTATCGTCTGCTGTAGACTGGGTTGGACACCTTATATTAGAGGATCAGGAAAATGAGAAAACTGGTGGAGTCGACCAGATTAGATTCTTAGATTTCCGCATCACTCAGTTTGTGGAAGCCAAGGATCGGGCGGGCATCTTCCCGAAACGGATCAAGAATCCAGCCTACCATGCAATCCGCAAGAAAATCGCTGAACGTCTTAACGAAATCACTACCAACCAAGGAGAAACAAATGCCTAACGTAATCAGTGTGAATTTTGAGGGGGTAGAGTCTGGAGTTCAATCAGTCCATATCCCGGAAGGGGATTATGCTCTCAAAGTCACGAAGGTTCTGAAGAAGAAGGCTAAGGAATCAGGAAACGAATATCTTCTCTTCATGCTGAAAGTCACCGCCGGCAATGCAAAGGGCGTTGGAAAAACACTCCCGCATACCTGCTCACTCACCAAAAACGCCTTGTGGAATCTTCGTAATCTGCTCGAAGCAGCCGGCAAAACGATTCCTCCGAAAGCCATCAAAATCGATCTCGACAAACTGATCAATCTCGAGATGGCAGCCTCTGTGGTCGATGATGACTACGAAGGCAAGAAGAAGTCTGTAGTTGGAAGTTTCTTCCCGAAATCTGAACTGGGCGCCGAGGAGAAAGCTGAACCCACAGAGGAAGATGAATCTGAAGGTTCGGAAGAATCAACGGAAGAGGGCGGCGAGGAGGAAGAGCTCTTTGAGTAAAAATCCTGAGAGTAGGTTAGTTCAACGGATCGTAAACACCCTGGAAAGCAAATTTCCGGGGTGTTACGTTAGGAAGATACACGGAAACCCGTTCCAACATGCTGGAATACCAGATCTAGTTGGATGCCTCGATGGACTGTTTTTTGGGTTTGAGGTAAAGACGGATACAGGAAAGACTACTAAAATACAGGAATTGGAAGGAGAGTCCATAAGAACTGCCGGTGGACTCCATGCGGTGATTAGAAGTCCTGAAGAAGCGGTAAAAGTACTGAAAGATTCACTTAAGTCCGTATAGGACCAATAAGGTACCTAGGTTAACATGAAATATTCGCTGGTATATGACATATAACGGGCCTTACACAAATCAACCTAGGTACCCTAGTTTTATCCGGTTTATGCCTGCATGTCATACATTTGACTGCATACCTGGCATGACTTATACTAGAGCCAGCTTTGAACACTTCGAGGCCCCCACAGATCGGGCGAAATCCGTGAGGGCCTGGCTGCCTCGACTTTGGCTACCTTACCTCCCGCAATAGGTAAGTGTCCTGGTTATTCTAGGGGCAGCAGTCTATCTCCCAGGAGTCGAAAGCCTAGTATCAATCCAAGCTTTTAACCTATCTTCTAGGTTATAAACCTGTTTGATCACTCGGCCTTCGTAGAAGTGAGTAACCGCCCCACCGGCCACGAAAGCCACCACTGCAACGATTGCATAGAACATGTTATCTCCTAGGCTGCCGGAGTGTTGGCTGAAATCGCCGCAGCAAGCTTTTCTTTCTCTGAGTTCAGCGAATCCTGAAGAGCCTGCAGTTTGACAGGATCAGTTCCCGCATCCGCGAGTTTTCCTGCAAGACCTTCGATGAGAACAATGGCTGATTCCTCAACCGACTCGGTGTCATTGACTGCTT